TTAGAGTATGTGGCTCGTCCTCAGACCGCAGAGATATTTTTTGAGGAGGTTCTGATGGCGTGTGTATTCTATGGGATGCCTATCCTGATAGAGAACAACAAGCCGAGATTGCTATATCACTTTAAGAATAGAGGGTATAGGGGGTTCAGTATGAATAGACCTGATAAGCAATATGCTAAGCTAACGCCTACAGAGAGAGAGCTTGGGGGTATACCGAACTCGTCAGAGGATGTAAGGCAGGCGCATGCTGCAGCTATTGAATCGTACATTGAAAAACATATAGGGTTTGATATAGAGGGGAAGTATAGGTCGCCTGATGAGATGGGTACCATGCCATTTACAAGGACACTAGAAGATTGGGCAAAGTTCGATATTAACGACAGAACAAAGTTTGACGCATCTATTAGTTCGGGATTAGCTATCATGGCTAATCAAAAACACTTATACATGCCTGAAATGAAAGAGTCGAAAATAAGCATTAACTTTGCTAGATATAGAAACGACGGAAACTTTAGCGAAATTATTTCATGAAAGATATATCAATAGACATTAACCCTACAGGATTCCCTAACCAATTTGTTAGCGATGCAGATAAAGCATCTATGGAATTTGGACTTCAGGTAGGACAAGCTATTCAGTATGAATGGTTTAGACGCGACGGTATGCAATGCCGATTCTATAATCAGTGGCGCGACTTTCATCGTCTGCGTTTGTATGCGCGTGGCGAGCAGTCTATTGCTAAATATAAAAATGAATTAGCTATTGATGGGGACTTGTCTTATCTTAACTTAGATTGGACCCCTGTTCCTATCATCCCTAAGTTTGTTGATATTGTGGTAAATGGTATGGGTGACCGCTTGTTTAAAGTAAAGGCGTATGCACAAGATGCTATGTCTCAAGCTAAGCGTAGCAAATATCAGGACATGGTAGAAGGGCAGATGATTGCCAAGGATGTATTGCAGGTTGTGCAAGATAAGACAGGAGTTAATCCATTTATGATGGAGCCTGACGATATCCCTAACAATGATGAAGAGTTAGCATTATACATGCAGCTTAACTACAAACCTGCGATTGAGATTGCAGAGGAAGAAGCTATCAACACTATCTTTGATGAAAACAAATACCAAGATATTCGTAAGCGTTTAGATTATGACCTTACTGTCTTAGGTATTAGCGTAGCGAAGCATGAGTTCTTAAAAGGTTCGGGTGTAAAGATTTCATATGTAGACCCTGCCAACGTAGTGTACAGCTATACGGAAGACCCATACTTTAAAGATTGTTTCTATTGGGGTGAGGTTAAGATGATTCCAATTGTGGAGTTAGTTAAGATTGACCCTACATTAACCAACGAAGATTTAGAAAAGATTTCTAAGCTAAGTCAAAGTTGGTATAACTATTTTAATGTGGCTCAGTATTATCAGAACACTTTGTTCTATAGAGATACAGCTACGTTATTATATTTTAATTACAAGACTACCAAGAAGATTGTATATAAGCGTAAGAAGCTAGACAATGGCGGAACACGTATGATTGAAAAGGATGACCAATTCAATCCTCCTGTTGAGATGATGGAGACAGGGAACTTTGAGCGCGTTGAAAAAACAATTGATGTGTGGTATGAGGGTGTGATGGTAATGGGTACAAACATCATGTTGAAATGGGAGCTTGCTCAAAACATGGTTCGTCCTAAGTCCTCAGCTCAGCATGCATTGCCATGTTACTTTGCAGCAGCACCTCGTATGTATAAAGGTGTGATTGAATCTTTAGTTCGTCGTATGATTCCATTCGCGGATATGATTCAGATTACGCATTTGAAATTACAGCAGGTTATGTCACGTGTTGTCCCTGATGGTGTGTTCATTGATGCTGATGGTATTAATGAGGTAGACCTAGGTACAGGCGGAGCTTATAGTCCACAGGATGCGTTGCGTTTGTATTTCCAAACAGGTAGCGTTGTTGGTAGAAGCTTTACACAAAGTGGCGATTACAATAATGCTAAGGTTCCTATCCAAGAGTTAAGTACTAACTCAGGTGCATCTAAAATGCAGGTGTTGGTTTCTAATTACAACCATTACCTAGGAATGATTAGAGATGTGACAGGATTAAATGAGGCACGTGATGGCAGTATGCCTGACCCTAACTCATTAGTAGGATTGCAAAAGTTAGCAGCGGCTAACTCTAATACAGCTACACGCCACATCCTTGATGGCGCTTTATATATCTACCGTTCTTTAGCAGAAGCTTTGACTTATCGTGTTGGAGATATTTTAGAATATTCAGATTTTAAAAATGATTTTGCTAATCGTATTGGTAAGTATAACGTATCCATACTTAATGAGATTAAAGACTTATACATATATGATTTTGGAATTTTTATTGAAATCGCTCCTGATGAAGAAGAGAAAGCTCAATTGGAAGCCAACATACAAATGGCGCTGTCTAAAGGTGATATTAATTTGGAAGACGCAATTGATATTAGAGAGATTAAGAATCTTAAATTAGCTAATCAGCTATTAAAGATGAAGCGCGTCAAGAAGCAAGACACTGAGCAGAAGATGCAAATGCAGCAGCAAGCTATGGGCGCACAGCAGAACATGCAATCTCAGCAGATGGCTGCACAATCGGCTATGCAAAAGATACAGGCAGAGTCTCAGGCTAAGATGCAAATCAAACAGGCAGAGATAGCTTTTGAAATTCAGAAGATGCAGAAAGAAGCTGAGTTAAAAGCGCAGCTTATGCAGCAGGAGTTCCAATACAATATACAACTAGCTCAAATGAATAATGGGACTATGTCTGAAAGAGACATGAAGAAAGAAGAGGAGAAAGCTAGGCGTATTAGTATACAGAACACGCAGCAATCAAAGTTAATTGAGCAACGTAAGAATAACTTACCGCCTATCAACTTTGAATCTACTGAGGATAGTTTAGATGGCTTTGACTTAGGACAGTTTGGCCCAAGATAAGGATTAAATATTTTTGTATAACTTTGTAAAAATTAAATCAAATGGAAATTAAAGTAAGAGAAGTCGTTGGTACAGATACCAAAGGCGCAGTAGAAGTTGAAAAAGAGTTGCTTCAAAAACATGAAGAACAATTAAACGGTGAACCTGCAAAAACAGAAACACCTATAGTTGAAACTTCTGCGGAGCTAACTTTAAAAGACGAAGATGTTCTTTCATATATTAGTAAACGCTACAATAAGCAGATTAATTCTATTGACGAATTAGTTACGGAGCGTCAGCAGGCAGAGGATTTGCCTGAAGATGTTGCAGCTTATTTTAAGTTTAAAAAAGAAACAGGTCGTGGCATCCAAGATTACATGGAACTTCAAAAGGACTATGACAATATGGACCCTGACCTTCTTTTAAAACAATACTACTTAGCTACGCAAGAAGGTGTAGAGGCAGAGGATGTTGAGGTGTTGATGGAGGAATTTAGATACGATGAAGATTTAGATGATGACTCAACAATTAAGAAAGCCAAGTTAGCTAAGAAGAAAGAGGTTAGTCAAGCTAAAAAATTCTTCAATGAACAGAAGGAGAAGTACCGTATGCCTGTCGAGTCGAAAGGCGCAGCGGTTCCTGAAAGTGAAAAGGGGGAGTACGAAGCTTACAAACAATATGTAGCACAAGCGAAAACCGAGCAAGAGGAAAGCGAGCGTAAACGCGCATGGTTTGACCAAAAGTCTGATGAGGTCTTTAGTAAAGACTTTAAGGGTTTTGATTTCACAATCGGCGACAAAACAATTACTTTCAAACCTGCAGATGCAGCTGAGTTACGTAAGGCCCAAGCGACTCCTATGAACTTCATTCAGAAGTTCTTGGATGACAAAGGGATGATGCGTGATGCAGCAGGTTATCATCGGGGACTAGCTATCGCTATGAATCCTGAAAAGTTTGCCAAGTACTTTTATGAGCAAGGACAGGCAGACGCAACAGATGATGTAATGCGTAAGACAAAAAATATAAATATGTCTGAGAGCAGAGCAACTGAAGTTATTAGTAAGGGAGACTTTAATATCCGAGCTGTTAATACAGATAACGGTAAGGGGTTAAAGATACGCTCACCGAAAAAATAATAAAAACAAAAACAAAAAACAATGGCTTTAGGTACATTAAACAATTTGCAACCGTCACCTCAGCAGGTGCCGACTGCTACAAACTACATTACCAACTTCAACTTCTTGAATCAGTATCTTCCTGATACTTACGAGAAGGAATTTGAGCGTTTCGGTAATCGTTCAGTTTCTGCGTTCTTACGTATGGTAGGTGCGGAAATGCCTTCTAATTCTGATTTGGTTAAATGGTCTGAACAAGGTCGTTTGCATACCAAGTACACAAACGTGGTAGCACAAGGTGCTTTAAGTGATGATACTGCTACGTTCTTGGTTAATGACACATTGATTCCTTCTACAGGTGGTACCGTAAATGGTATTGCTATTCGTAAGGGTCAAACTGTTATGATTACACCAACAGCTACTAGCTCTGTAGTAAACAAGGGTATTGTTATCGCGGTTAATACAACTGCAAACACTTTCCAAGTTGCTTTCTACGAAGGTGCAGGTCAAGCTTTTGCTGTTAACACTGTTTGTACAGTAATGGTGTATGGTTCAGAATTTAAGAAAGGAGCTAATGGAATGATTGGTTCTTTGGAAGCTGAATCAATTTTCAAAGAAAACAGTCCTATCATCATCAAGGATAAGTATGCTGTCAACGGTTCTGACATGGCTCAGATTGGTTGGGTAGAAGTTACTACTGAGAATGGTGCTACAGGTTTCTTGTGGTATTTGAAATCAGAACACGAGACTCGTCTTCGTTTTGAAGATTATTTAGAAACATCTATGTTAGAAGCTGTTCCTGCTGAAACAGGTTCAGGTGTTGTTTCACAAACAACTTACACTGATGCAGGTACTAAAGGTTCTAAGGGTGTATTCTACTCTGTGAATGCTGATGGTAACGTATGGTCAGGTGGTTATCCTACTAACATGGCTGACTTCGATACAATTGTTGCTGCGTTGGATAAGCAAGGTGCAATTGAAGAGAACGTATTGTTCGTTAATCGTAAGTTTAGCTTCGCTATCGATGACTTCTTAGCTCAAGTAAGTGGTTACGCAGGGTCAGGTACTGCTGCTAACGCTGCTTCATTCGGTCTTTTTGAGAACGATATGAACATGGCCTTGAACTTAGGGTTCTCAGGTTTCCGTCGTGGTTATGACTTCTACAAGTCTGATTGGAAATACTTGAACGATATCACAATGCGTGGTGGGTTAACAAGTACAGGTGCTGCCGTAAATGGTATGTTGGTTCCTGCAGGTTCTACTACTGTTTATGACCAAATCCTTGGTAAGAACGCTAAGCGTCCTTTCTTACACGTTCGCTACCGTGCTTCAGAAACTGAAGACCGTCGTTACAAAACGTGGATTACAGGTTCTGCGGGTGGTGCGCAAACAAGTGACCTCGATGCTATGGAAGTTCACTTCCTTTCTGAGCGTTGCGTGTGCGTATTAGGTGCAAACAACTTCGTGGTATTTAAAGGGTAACCTTTAATATAAAGGGGAGGAGGCATAAAAATCTCCTCCCTTTTTTTTATTATCTTTGAACTATAAATCTTATCTAATGAAAAAAGAAATTAAGAAAGGGGTAGACAAGGTCTACCGTTTATTAGGGAACCAAACTCCGTTGAGTTATATTATCCCTGTTCGTAATACCGTAACGTATCCTTTGTTATGGTTTGATGAAGAGAACAATATCAATCGCGCTTTGCGATATGCATCCAATCAAAAAACTCCATTTGAAGATGAACAAGATGGCAACGTAATTGTTGAGCCTGTTATCTTTGTAGATGGTATGCTACGTGTCCCACGTACTAACCCTGTGTTACAGGAGTTTTTGCATTACCACCCAATGAATGGGATGACTTTTGAAGAAGTTAATACAGAACGTGATGCTGCAGCAGAAGTTGCAAATCTTAATATTGAAGTTGAGGCTTTGGTAGAAGCCAAGAGTTTATCTTTAGAAGAAGCTGAGTCTGTTTATCGTTTGTTGTTTAATGCTTCAACTGAAACAGTAAGTACAGCAGAATTGCGCCGCGACATCTTGGTATTTGCTAAGCGCAGTCCAAAAGGTTTCTTGGATATTATCAATGACCCTGCTTTAAAATACAAGTCTAAGATTCAGACATTCTTTGAAAAAAAATTGTTGACATTCAAGAACAACAAGAAAGAAGTTTGGTTTAATACAGATAGCAATAAGAAGAAGATGTTAAGTGTAGCATATGGACAAGACCCATACGATGCAGTAGGAGAATACCTACGTAGCGACGATGGTATTGATGCCTTACGTTTGCTTGACAGCTTAGTTAAATAATGTTGATTTGGTTTGGGTAATTAAAGGGGGAGCTTCGGCTCTCCCTTTTTTTTAGTTATCTTTGTAAAAAAGAATACAGATGATTAATTCTGTCAGAAATACAGTCTTATCCGTATTAAACAAAAATAATTACGGATACCTATCCCCTTCTGATTTTAATCTTTTTGCCAAGCAGGCGCAGCTAGAAGTCTTTGAAGAATACTTTAGAGAATATAATGCGCTTATTGACAAGGAGAATAAAAGATATGTACTATCTAATGTAGCTAGCTATAGCTCTTCAGGTGTAGACTATGCAGACATGCGTAAGAACATGGAAGAAAACTTAGAAGTGTTTTATCGTGTAGATAACCTACAGCATATTAG